AAAACGCCATTATCATGACTTTTATGCAAGGTCGTCATTTGGATCAAAAGTCAGTTAATTATGACGGTGGCAAGCAAATCATCTTTAATTCCATGCAAGGCACAATGCAGTTAGATTTTTACGGTGATAACTCTATGGATCGGGCGCAAGAGGTTCAAACGCTTTGGAATAGCCATTATACTACTGACACACTAATTAATTGTGTACCATTGGGCAATCCACGCATACGTGATTTATCTTTCGTTAATGAGGCTGGAATGTATGAATTGCGCTTTATGATTGAGGCCGACTTGCAATACAATACAAAGTACGAAAAAACAGTTAATATACTGGAAGACGTTTCTCAAATCGATTTGGAGTCTATCAATGCAGTTTAACTCTATCCCAGCAAGTAATATTGCTGCTGTCTACCCTGCCGTAATTGGTGGCGGTGGCAACCCACTAGGATTAAATACAACTTTATTTGTAAATGAAGCTGTATATCCAAACTATGAATATTTTTCTAATACTCTAGTCGGTCAGCACTATGGTTTAGAAAGTGATGTTTATAAGTTTGCTACCGTTTATTTTAACGGCTTTAATAACGCAACTACTCGACCAAATTCGCTATTCATTGCAACATACAATTCAGATGAATACCCAGCTACCATTATCGGCGGTGATATTACTGGTACAAGCATTGCTAATCTTAAACTGATTAACGGCAGTTTAAATATCGTTGTTGACGGTGTATCAAAAAACGTTACTGTCGATTTAAGCACTGCAAACTCGTATAGCGATGCGGCTGCTCTAATCGGCACAGCATTGACCTTGACTTGTGTTTACCAATCCACAACCAAAGGTTTTGTAATTCAATCTGGTACTACAGGCGAAGGCTCAACTATTAGCTTTGCGACTGGTACTGTGGCTGATAAGTTGAAATTAACTCAAGATACTGGCGCAATCCTAAACAATCATACAACGCAAGATACGCCTGAAACTGCGGCATTGAGCGCAATTCAGTTTAGTAGTAACTTTGTGAATTTTACTTATGCAGATGGCGTATTTGATGATGATGCCCTAAAAGCTTTTGCCACTTGGATCACTCAACAAAATAGCCGATTCAAGCTGTATACGTGGGGACTTGATCCTGTTGCTCTCGGTCAAAGCGGTGCCTCATTTGGTGAATGGGCAAAAGAAAATACAAATGGCGTTGTTCCAATTTACGGAACTTTCGACAAAGCCGCTTTCTTTTGTGGTGTTTCTGGTTCAATTAACTATCAAGAAACTAACGGGCGCACAACTACCGCTTTCCGTAGTCAAGATGGTTTAGTTCCAGACGTAACCAATGAAGATGATGCAAAAACATTAGCTAAAAATGGCTACTCATTCTATGGTGCTTGGGCTACTGCTAATGACCGATTCCAGTTTGCTGGCAATGGCTCTGTAACTGGTCAGTATAAATGGATTGATAACTTTGACTTCCAAGTGTTCTTGCGTACTCAATTACAGCTTGCGTATATGAATATGTTCCAAGCTCAAAAGACAATCCCATACAATGATCAAGGTATTGCTACAGTTCGCGCATATTCACAAGATCCAATCGATCAAGGTATCAATTTTGGCGGTATTCGCGCTGGTGTAAACTTGTCTAATGCTCAAAAATTCCAAGTCAATCAAGAAGCTGGTTTTGATGCTGCTAGTCAATTATTTACAAAAGGCTGGGCTTTATCTGTTACTCTTCCAGATTCTCAAACACGCGTTGCACGCGAATCATTTATTATCAAGTTATTCTATACGGACGGCTCTAGCATGCAACGTCTAGAAATGACTGCTACTAACGTTCAGTAAGGAGATTAACTTATGGCAATGGGTCTTAATCCAAATACAATTACAGCGGCAAATAGTATTGTACAGTTCCGTTGTGCGGGCTTGTATGATGACTGGATTACTATTGAAGGCGCACAATCTGACGCATTTGTAACGTTTTCTGATGTTACGTTAGCTCAAACTCGCGTGGGTGTTGATGGCAAGCAATCTATGGGCTTCATTCCGCATGAAACCCCGATTACTGTATCACTTGAAGCAAATAGCCGATCTGTACCAGTTTTGGAAACTGTCTATAATGACTTTATTCAAAACATGGAAGTACGCCGTTGTGAGTTCCAGATCAGCTATCCTTCTGTTAAGCGCAAACAAACGCTTACAGGTACAATGGTAACTAAATCAGGCGGTACTGGTATTGCTCAGCTTTTAAATGGACACACATATAACTTTAATATGATGTCTAGCGGTATCGAAGAAACTAACTAACCATAAGGGGAGCAATCCCCTTTCTATTTTTAGAGGCTAAAATCATGTCTGAAGGCTTAAAGACAAAAACAGTTACTATTGAAGATGGTCGCGATAAAGGCAAAGTTTTCAAAATCACAGAAATGCCAGCGATTCAAGCTGATGAATGGGCGCATCGTCTTTTAGAACAAGCAGCAAATAGCGGCGTTAATTTAAAAGACGTTGATGTATTGAATCTTGATACAAAATCAATGGCAGGAATGATTGAGATTGGCGCGGCAGTGTTTACCGTATTGGGTCGTATTCCGCATGAAATCTCACGCGAATTGAAGTTTGACTTGCTTGATCGTTGTGTGCAGATTGTTCCAAAGTCTGGTGAGCCACGTATTTGCATGTGGGATCAGGAGATCAAGGATTTTAAAAACTTTACCATCCTTGCTGCTCATGCAATTGGGATTCATATTGATTTTTTAGAACAAGGCGAAGCTTAGTATTTGATTATTCTTATCGCAAGGACGCGATGAGCAATCAGGATCTAAAAGAAGGTGTATTGGCTAGCCCTCTAAATGTGTCTGAAACTGTGTATAGGGCGTTATTAACTGGAATGTGTAATTATCACCAGTTAAACACTTGTATCGGTCTTGAGGGTGCGCTAAACATGATTGAAGCTAAGCAAGTCGCCGACTACAACGAAGCAAAAATCAAATATTTTGCTAGTCAAGAACAGAGGTAAAAATGGCTGAAAATATTGTTGAGTCGATAATTGTAAAGCTTGGGTTAGACGGCTCACAATATAATCGTGAAGCCGAAAAAGCCAAGTCAAATAATGACAAGCTAAATAAGTCTGTCAGTGAAACTGATAAAGCTGTTAGCACTGTAACTGGTACGATTACCAGATTCTTTGGTATCTTGGCTGCTGCTACTGGCATTCTTAGAATGGTTGATCAAGTTCAAAAGCTTAATGACGAGCTTTATCATCTTGAGCGCAATCTAGGAATGTCAGCAAGCACCATTAAGAACTGGCAAGGTGCTGCTGGTGCAATGGGTGGCTCTGCTCAAGGTATGACTGAATCAATCAAATCCTTGAATATGGGAATGAATGATTTTGTCACAATGGGCGATACCACTCTATTGCCATTTATGAATGCTTTGGGTGTCGGCATGGTCGATGCTCAAGGCAAACTAAGAAAAACCGATGATGTAATGTTAGACCTTGCGGATTCATTTTCAAAGATGGACCGTGAGCAAGCATTTTCTATTGCCTCAAAAATGGGAATTGATGAAGGCACATTCAATACGCTTGTGCAAGGGCGTAAAGAAATGGAGAAGATGCTTGAATATCAATCTAAGATGTATAAGTCTTCTGAAGAAGAATTAAAAGCATCTCGTCAATTAGCGCAAAACCGTGCTTTACTTGGTCAGCATTGGGAATCACTTAAAACAATGATGGCAGATGCTATCATCCCGTTATTTGTGAAGCTTAGTGAAGTTGCGCTTGGTATCTTTGAATACTTGCAAGAACATGAGGATCAAGTAAAAGGCGTATTCACAGCAATATCTTTTACTATTGGCGCTATTCTCATCCCAATTCTAGCAAAAGCCACGATTGCAGCCCTAGCATTTATCGCTCCATTTGCTCCATTTATTTTAGTTGTAGGCGCACTAGGTGCTGCGTTTGGTTTGCTCTATGATGACTATAAAACTTGGGCCGAAGGCGGTAAGTCCTTATTTGATTGGGGTGCATTCAAAAAGTATATTGATGATTCGACTTTATCCGTTGATAACTTGAAAAATGCTTTTAGTAATCTCGGCAAAGATATGCTGAATAATGCAATACCAACGCTTAAAGGTTATGCTGAAATTCTTAATAAATTAGTATCTGGCGATTTTAAAGGAGCTGCATTACAAGCTTGGGATATGCTTAAAAACTACTACTCAAGAGCCGCTGATTTTGTTGACGACTTGACTGGTCAAAAACAAGGAACGTTAGCTAATGCCGTTGGTAATCTTGTAAATCCAGGCACATCGCCTGCAACTGGAAACGCTCAAGCATCTTACAAGTCAAAAGCATTCACACCAGAAAAAGCCGCTTCTATTGCGCGTGTAGCTAAAAATATTGGTGTTAATCCCAATGATTTGGCTGCTGTTATTTCATTTGAAACTGGTGGAACTTTCAGTCCTAGTAAGAGAAACCCAAACTCTTCTGCGACTGGATTAATTCAGTTCATGGCGGGATCTGGTGGCACTAAAGGGAAATACTATGGCATGACTCGTGACCAATTTGGCTCACTGTCTTTTGATGAACAAATGAAGTATGTCGAAAAGTACTTTAAAGATCGAAGTAGCAGATTTAGGGCTGGCAATGAGGCTAAAAATACTACTGGAGATGTATACGGCGCCGTAACTGGCTACGGATACAAGAAAGGGTCAAGAGAGTATGAGTTAAATAAAGTATGGGATTCAAACAAGAACGGCATAATCGAAAAAGGTGAAATGGTGCAAAACCCATCATTTAGGGCGCACCAGCGAAAATATTTTGATATGTCAAATGTAGCCGCAGTGCAACAATCCACTCGTCAAGGCGACTTTATCGACTTAACCAAAGCTAGACAGAACCAATCTACTGCAAACAAAGCTAATGAAGTTCAGGTGAATGTAGGCGATATTAATATTCAAACTTCATCAAGTACCGTTACTGGTAATGTCCAAGATGCAATGGGTGCGATTAAAGACCAATTCTATCAATTCCGAAATTCATTTAATTAGGTGATTTATGTTAGCTGGAATGCCTTCTGTACCCAACTTTATACCAGTGGAAGCTTTGACAAATGTCGGACTTTCATTGGGTGGCGCTGCTCTAATTAATGGTGTATTTGGCAAAACATGGGGGATTGTCAATCAATTTGGCATCCCTATTGTTTTAGCTGATACTGTTGTGAGCATGAATTATGATGCTGGGTCTAGCATTTCAAAATACCCAGTAGAGCAAGGTTCATTTGCTTCATATAACAAAGTGAATGCTCCGTCTATGGCTACTGTTTCAATGTCAAAAGGTAGTGGCGGTGTGCTTGAAAGAAGCTTGTTTCTAGGGCAAATTGAAGCTCTATTAAAGTCAACCGTTAGCTTTCACATTATTACGCCTGAATACGTTTATCTAAACTATCAGATTGTCGGCATCAATCACGCCCGATCCGCTCAAGATGGTGCAACAATGATTACTGTTAATATTGACCTTGAAGAAGTGTTAGAGGCCAAAGTGGAATACTCCATAGAAGAAGTTAAAGCGCCTAGCGACTCTAAAACTGTAGATGGTGGTGCTAAGCAATCAACACAGCGAACCAGTGTTTTACGTGGACTTTTTGGAGGATAACATGGCTCAATACGATATTCCTTTAGCACAAGTCCCGAACCAGTTTTTCACCACATCATTAAATGGCGTTACTTGGGCAATCACGCTAGAAACTCGATTAAATAATTTATATATCAGTTTATCTAATAATAATGATGGTGATGTATTGTTAAATCGAATATGCCTAAACCGAACTTATTTAGGGCATGGCTTTATCTTTGTTGATATAGATGGAAATAGTGATCCTGAATATACAGGCTTAGGCACTCGTTATTTACTTATATGGACGGACGAAGTATGATTTTATAGTGCCTAGCCTGACGGGGTGAAAGTGAAGATAACCTATTCACGTGGCACACCAAAATCATTTAAATTAGTTATTGCATTCTCGATAGTAAATAAATATAATTAAATCTCAATATCTTTATTGGGAATTTAGAATGAAATTAGCAATGTTGGTTTATTTTGCAAGCTTATCCACTGGATTGTGTGCATTTCTAATGCTTGTTGGATTAATTTTAATAGCTGTTTTTGGTGCCGTATTAATCAATCGATCAGTAACAAACGATGTATATGACCATGATGCAGATTATGCAGTAAAAAAGCGAAATCAAGCAAATTCAGCATTTAAGGCGGTTAAGAAATTTGGATTGATTGGTCCCTTGCTAATTGCATTATCAATTTTAATTCCATCTGAAAAAACAATTTACATCATGGCTGGAGCCTACGCAACTGAACAAATCGCATCTAATGAGCGAGTGCAAAAGATTGGATCTGATGTATTGCAAGTTATTGAAGGAAAGTTGGAAAAGTTAAAGCAAGAGAAATAATCTAAAATTATTGTATACTAGCCTCCAATACGGAGGCTTTTTATTGTGAAGAAAAAGGTCATTAAAATAACGCTAACATTGCAAGATGGCGTTCAAACTTTTACAGCAGAAGGCGATAACCGATTGTCGTCTACGGGCTTGGCTATATCTACCAATATCACATATGGTAATGGGGCTATTTCACCCACTGCTCAAATCACTGTTTACGGACTTCCTCTTGCCACAATGATTAAGCTTATGCGTATTCAATGGAATACCATGCAAGCTATTTTAAATATGGTCAAGATTGAAGTCGGGGAACAAGGACAGCCATTAAAAGTTGCTTATGAGGGGAATATCACCTTCGCAACAATTAATATGGATGGCGCGCCAAATGTAGCATTAGTAATCACAAGCCAAATGGCTGTAGTTGAAAAAATGCGCCCTATTAAGTCAATTACAATAGGCAAGGATGAAGAAAAAGATGTTGTTGATGTGATTAGAGATATATGTGCCGAGATCAATTATGAATTCTATAATTATGGCTTTAGCAAAATTATAACAAGCACAACGCTAAATGGCTCTGGAATTGAAATTATTGAAAAGCTATCTCACGCATGCGGATTTGATTTATATATTGAGCAAAGAAGCATATCTATTTGTCCAATCGGTGGCAGTAGAGAGCTTAAAATACCAATCATTTCACCTAATACGGGCTTGATTGGCTACCCTGCTCCAGATCAAAGAGGAATAACATTTAGTTGTGCGTATGATCCGCTTGTGAGATTTGGCGGTATTGTGCAAATTAGAGAAAGCATTATAGGTGATGTTGTCAATCAAGATTGGCGTGTATATGGTCTTGTTGCTACACTTGAGGCAAATATTCCACAAGGCAAGTGGCAAATGAATGTAAATGCGACTTGGAGGAACTCAAAAGATGCAGCAGTCCAACGCTAGTGGCTTTAATATTAATAATCTTGGCGGCGCTAAAGAATTTAAAGCTAACATTCTCTCAATCCTATCTAGTGAACTAAACACTGGTGAAGTTGTAGAGATAACAGAAGTTTATTCAAATGATAACGGCCCTGTTGGTTTTGTTTCTGTTAAACCTATGCTTTATCGTATTGGCGCAGATAACAACAATCTAGAACTAGGTGAAATTCATAATGTGCCTTATTACCGAATACAAGGTGGAAAGAATGCAGTTATATGTGATCCGCAAGTTGGTGATATAGGGTTTTGCGTATTTGCGACTCGTGACACATCATTGTTAAAGCGAACCAGATCAAGAGTTGGGCCTAACGTAAATCGCATTTGCGACCAGTCAGACGCATTTTTAACGATGACATGGAGCAAAGAAGAAGCTGAACAATATATCTGGTTTAAAGACAATGAAATCCACATCAAAGCAACCTCAAAGATTGTTCTTGATGCGCCAGAAGTCGTAATACCTAATGGAAAATTAACAGTATCAGGCATAATTGAATCTTTAACTGATATAATCACTAAAGGCATTCGACTATTTACACATAGGCATGGCAGGGTTCAATCTGGCCCTAGTGATACGGACGTACCAAAGGCTTAATTATGCAATTACATGAATTATTCTGGTTCTTTATTGGTTTTGTTGCGGCATTTATTGTGATTCATTCAGCGCGAAGTATTGCTTATGCGGTAGCAGCATTTTTCACCTTGCTAATCGTGCTAAATATCATGGGGGTGAATATTATATGAAAACCATGTTTCTAAACCCAAAAACTTGGGATTTAGCCCTAGATACACAAGGAAATATTGCATTTGGTACAGAGCCATATCAACAAGCGCAAGACATTGCGTGTTCATGCCGTGTTTTTCTTGGAGACGATTATTACAACAAGAATGATGGCATCCCTTATTTAGAGTCAATTATGGGTAAATTTGGTTATCCAATTTCGTTGTATCAGCGTCACTTGCAAGAAAGATCATTACTTGTTTCTGGTGTAGTATCGGTTAATGTAAAATTGGCTTTAGATAAGGATCGTGTAGCGTCTGGATCTATTGAGTTTACGAATGATAAAAATCTTAGCGGAGTAGTGGGCTTATGATCCCAAAGATAGAGATAACTGATGTCGGATATTCAGTTCCCGACACTGAAAGCATTAACAATGGCACATGGGAAATGATTGACGACTCCTTTGGTGGCAATGTTTCTCGCGTTCAAGGTTCGCCACAGTACCAATTAAATACCTCATGGACGGCAGTCATTAAAGATTGCTACGACAAGCTTGTTTATCTAGCTAACCAATATGATCCGCGTTATGCACAAGGTATTTTTCAAGATGCTATTGGTGAGCTTTATTTTTTAACAAGAAAGCTTGCTACCCGTTCGCAATGCCCTGTTGTGTTTGAGGGATTGTCTGGTGCGCCAATTCCAGAGGGATTTGCCGTTCAGGATTTGTCTGGTCGAACTTGGCGAACTAATGGAACCTATAATATTGGCTCAAATGGCAAAGTGACGATTACAGTAACTTGTGATGAGGCTGGAGCTATTGAAGCACTACCAAACTCTATTGTTGTTATCCCGACATCTATTAACGGTCTTGACCGTGTCTACAATGAAGATAGCGCAGTGATGGGATATGATGAAGAAAGTCGTGTCGATTTTGAGGTGCGCCGAAAAGAGTCTGTGGCAATCAATTCTAAAATGACTGATTCCGCTACACTTGGCGCAGTTTTGGCGGTTCGTGATGTTGTAGACGCTTATGTAATCTCTAATCCAACTGATGCAACAGTAACAGTAGGCTCAACAAATTATCCGTTAATCCGCAATTCTATTTGTGTTTCCGTTGTTGGCGGCAATGATTATGATGTGGCAAAAGCCGCCTTTATTAAAGCTGGCACTGGCTGCTCTTGGAATGGCAATACAGACGTGACAGTAATTGCTGAGGATTATCCATCTAACCCGCCACAATATCCAATTAAGATTTTACGCCCCGATTTTCTTGATATTTGGGTAAAAGTTATTGTTAAAGATAAAGATGCGATTTCTTACACCATTGAGCAAGAAGTCATTAATCATATTCTGACTAGCGCCGCTTCTGGTGAAAATAAGGTTCGCATTGGCAAGGATTTTATCCCAGCCGATTATATTTGTGGTATGCCAAAAATCGGATTAAAGGGAATCGTGGCAAGTACAGACAATGCTACATGGGTTAATGATATTCCTATTGGTATTGACCAATACCCATCTTTAAATTCTTTTAGAATTTCTATTGAGGAAAGCTAATGGAGAATATTAAAGATACGATAATGTCGCAGTACGCACACAGCCCCACAATATTGGCACTTATTGATGGCATTAATGAAGTAATAGATCCTCAATATTTTATTGATGATTTTTATGAAAAGGTTTATCGCCTATCAAGCGCAGAAGGCTTTGGGTTGGATATTTGGGCGGATAAAGTTGGCGTATCTCGTTTTGCTAGAACTGCCGACCCTAATGCTAAAACATTTGGCTTTCAACCAGATTACCAACCATTTAATACCTACCCTTTTTCTGATGGTGGTGCATTTGCTTCTTATCGTTTAACCGATGCAGACCTAAGAAAATTAATTATCATTAAAGCAGCTTCAAATATTCTGTATGCAACTGCATGGAATATTAATAAGTTTTTGCTCATGGTTTTTGATGGTCGCAAGGCTTATTACGATATTATAGGTCACATGTCAGCCGAATATGTTTTTGAGTTTGCATTAACTCCATTTGATCGGCTCATTGTTTATACTCTTAAAATGTTACCAATGCCTTCAGGTGTTGGAATATCATATAAGGAAGTGGCAGTGGATAGAACATTTGGCTTTAATGGCTCAGAGTTGAGCAACTTTAACAATGGAGTTTTCTATAGTGGCTAATCCTATATTTATCCCGATAGCATTCGCTGCTAACGGAATTAAGAATCTTATTCAAAAGGTTCGGCAAGTTGGGCAAGATCCAGAAGATTTCACATGGAACGAAGGCGCACCCTTGATTACCATGACAAAAATCGAAGATGGCGGTAAAGCTCCAAAAGGTCAAGATGTAAATGGTGTTCTCAATGCCTTGTCTGAGCATGTCATCTATGGGCAAAATGGCAACCGTTATACGTGGTCGCAAGATGTCGTAGATGAATTTGGTGGCTACGCATTAGGCGCAATTGTTCAATCCAATGACACCACTAAAGAATTTAGAAGCCTTGTAGCTAACAACACGGTAAACCCGAATAATGGGCTTGGTGGGGCTTGGGAAGTTTATAGCGGGCAAGGAAGTATTCCAACCGCAACAAGCACAACCGCAGGTATCACAAAGGTTTTAAATGTCTTAAATAGTAATGATGTTGGATCCGCTTTGAGTGCTGCGCAAGGTAAAGTATTAAATGACAACATGAATAACTTTTTAAATAAGTTTTCGTCAAGTCTAATTGCAAATAATGGTAGCTTTTCCATTCCACTAGGTAATGGAACTACAATCATTGTTAAGTATGGTTCTGCTTCTGTTAACGGTGACTCAAACGCCACTGTAAATTTTACAACCGCATTTCCAAGCTTATGTTTAAACGCACAGGCAACTCTAAACAATGTAGCATTCGATAGTCAGTCGGACGCTGGATGCGGTGTAACTTGGACAAAAACTGGCTTAACTTTGCGAAATGGCACAGCTAACACACTAAATATTTCATGGCTTGCAATAGGATACTAACATGACCAATCCAACACTCATTACAACCCCATTCGCTGAAAATGGCGATAAAAACATTATTCCCGAATCGGTTGGCGCTAATCCTCAAAATGCAACTATGCAAGCTGGATTCCCGCCAATCACTCAACAAAAGATTTCTGAGGGCGGTATTCCTCCTGAGCGAAATGATTTCAATGGAATGTTCAACCTAGTTACGCAACATTTAGTACATCTTAACAACGGCATGTCTTATGAGTTCGATCAAGAGCATGCAGATAAGATAGGCGGTTACCCATTAAATGCCCGTTTGATGCTTGATAATGGTGAGATTGTTCGCTCTACTGTACCTAATAATACAACCAATCCGAATGTCGATATGACGGGATGGGAGGTTAAACTACCTGCCGACTTGATTAAGGACTCTAGTGGAAAATCTCAACAAGAGGTAAATAATAGCCTTAAATTAAAGACTTTTGATGATCTAAAAAACTTTAAGCCAATAGTGAACGGTCAAACGGTTTATGTTGGGCAAAGAAGCAACACATATCTTCAAGGTGGCGGGTTTTTTTATGCTGATACATCTGATACCACTAGCTCAGATAATGATGGGACAATTCTAGTTGGTATTGATGGCACAAGATGGAAGAGAAAGTGGAATACTCACGCAGACCCTTGCTGGTTTGGAGCTGACTATACAGGGGCAGTAGATTGTTCTCCACAAGTCCAGAAGGCAGTAGATGTATCATATGGTCGTGTTTGGTTTGGTAATGCTGATCGAAATTTTAAAATGATGACCCCTGTTGGTTTACCAACTAACAGCATCGTTGGCGACATGTTGATGGAAATCTGCGGAGACGGTGCTAGGATTTGGGTTTACTCAAATACAGGAATTTTTACTTCAAAGAGATCAATAGGGTTAGAAACATCAACCGATGATCTATATACAGCAGCTCTTGAAATTGGGCGTGGTTTGAGATTTCAGGGAGATGGAACAAGTCAATCAGTCGTTGTTAATGGTGATCGTCTTTATAACGTTAATATGAAAGGTGGTCGATATTTGCGAATATCAGCACTAGTTAGAGCAACACAGCCACGAAGAAGTGAAACAACAGGATACGTTCAGTCTGTGACGATTGAAGGAAATCATCTAGCTCTTTGTAACCGAATCATTGATTCTAAGCGCGGATTTAATGTCACAGTTAGTCGAAACTTTGGTGAGTCGTGCTATGGCGGTGTTTATTTGGATGGTGACGGCAGTCCAGCTGTAAACGTTATCCGATGTGACGGAAACCTATGGGAATCTAGTGGGGTGTTTGCAAAGCTTGGAGCTGTTTACGCTGGTACATTTATTGGAAACTATTTTGAAGGGAATAATACTGGTGATTTACCTACACTTAAATGTCTTATTGAGTTAGGAAAAACTGGAACAACAGGGTATTCAAGTGGAGTAACATTTATTGGAAATCAATTTGGTGCTGCTGCTGCTTATAAGACAGATGTTAATTATGCTGATGTTAAGTTTACCGCATCATTAAGCGGAACTAATTTAGATGTGTTAGCACCACCAACTTTTATTGGTAACTGGACAAATGCATACAGGATGTGGTCAGAAGGTCAAGTAGTTACACAATTCGGTAACGCATTTAGCGGTGGTAATGCACGAAGACATCAAGCACCAAAACTACACACAGAAGCCAGAGTTACTTTTGATTTATCTCGAAAGGAATTTTTAAGCTCTACAAACTTAGTTGGTGGTGTTCACACAGTTGCAGAAATAGATACAAATTTAATATCGAATCTAGCAAGCCAATCATCTAGGGCTTGTACAGCCGATATGAATATATTCATGCAAATGAAGAATGCAAGTAACGTTGTTTTGGGCGCTGCGGTTGCTAAGGTTTCTCTAGTAGTGCAAGGTTCAGAGGGTATCGGTACTGGAGCAACAACAGATGTTTATGTTGCAGCATCTCTAACTGGATTCACTCAATTGGAAGGTGGAGTTATTGATACAGTTAACAATGTTAGCTTGTTCAAGCATTTTACATCACCAGTTTTAACAATTGAGCGAGTGGGTACAAAATACTTATTAAAATTGTCTGGCTATGTTGCGGCAAGTGGCTCAGTGTATGGTTCAACATCGAAAGTTTTCTCAAACACAACCATGACTATTTACTCGTTAAATAGCGGTGCTTCAGTAGCTGGTCAAATATATCCAACCTAACTAAACCCCTTCGGGGGTTTTTTGCTATTATAAGTAAAACTTATATAGGGTGAATCTATAGTGGATTTTGTTAGCATGATTCTGGATTGGCTAAAAGCTCATGTAGGCGTCATTTTTATGGGGGTGGCTGGTGCAACAGTCACCGCCCTAGTGCCTTCTGGTAAGCCATTGGCCGAACGAGTTATTAGCTGGGTTGTTGGTGTTATTTTGTGTGCAGCACTATCAACTCCAACAGCTGGGCTTTTAACTGGTGGTGGTTATGTCGAGGTTTTCGGCTTTATTTATGGCATGGGTGGCATTACGTTAGCAAAAATGCTAATTAAAGCTATCGAAAAGCGTAGTAAGGTAGAAATAGAGTCTAAAACAGGAGTGAAACTCGATGATGATATTTCTTAATTACCTAAGCTTTTTTTTGATTACTGGCAGCTTGATGTTTGTGGTATTCCACCCCAAGATTAGCTTTCCAGTGCATGTCGATGTAATTATGTTTATGCTTGCGATTGGTGTAACGGCAATGTTCATTAACACACTGCAAGGTAGAGATTTTTACGGACACATGCAAGATGCTGAAATATTGGTTAGGCTTGGGCTTGGCTGCTTAACAGTCCGATTTATTCATGAATACTTAAAGGTGAAGAAACATGAAAATGACTAAAGGTGGATTCGCCATTCTTAGAGATTCGCTAGGAAGATTAACTGAAAGCCAAGTTTCTGAAATTAACTTCATCGTGGATGCAATGGATAAAGATAAGTCTATATCTTATTCACAAGGTGCATATGTGTTAGCGACAACATGGTGGGAAACAGCAAAAACCATGTTGCCTATTTCTGAATATGGAAAAGGAAAGGGGAGACCCTATGGAACATGGTATAAAAATAGTAAAGGTCAATTGTACACCTTCAAAGATGGATCAAAAAATTCAGTTTATCTGTTTGATGAGTTCTCGCATCTATACTATGGCCGCGGCTATGTTCAGCTCACGTGGCAATCCAATTACGAGAAAGCTTCCAAAAAACTAGGGCATGACTTTTTGTCAAATCCAGACGATGTTATGAAAAAAGAATATGCAATCCAAATTCTTTTAACTGGCATGAAGGAAGGTTGGTTTACTGGTAAAAAGCTATCTGACTATATCTATCAATCTAAAAAGGATTATGTTAGTGCAAGACGAATCATTAATGGATCGGATAAAGCGCAAAAGATTGCTGAAATCTCTCTTATTTTTGAGCGTGCTTTGCGTAGTTTGTAGTGGCTGCACCGCCCATTCAATCAAAAACAACATTCGAGTTGTTGTTTGCGTTCAATGCGTGAATTAAGAAAGCCCCATTTCGGGGCTTGTCTTTATTTATTGATTAGTCTAATTGCTGTAGCGCCAAATTCATCACACGCTGCATTCCATCCGCGCTTGTAACCTTCTTCAGATCCGCTTTTATAAAAAGCATAGAAACAACGCCATTGCTTATCTATATTCTCATCCTCAAACTTATAGCGATTCTTTTCACAAGTCTGATAATTCATATTAGATGCATCAATACCTAGAAAACCCAATGACTTTGCAAATTTATCAAGCACTGTAATTTTCCTCAATTGACTTAACCACACTTGCATAAGCTGGGTCGCTCTCCTTGATGAACAATCCATTATGCATCAACCCTTTACGGTCTTTAATATCGTTGTATGCGATTTGGATGCATTCTTCTAGTGAGGATCCAATTTGCATCGCAATAACATTCAGGTATTCAATACACCAAATAAAAGCATCACTGTTATCTGATATTTCGTAATTAGTGGCAATATCTGAAACGAATTCTGAAATATTGTTTGCTAGTTGAGCAACATTATATTTAATGTCGTACTGCGAAATAAAATTTAAATTTTCAGCATACGCATGAAAACTTAATCCGCATTGAGCCATGATAATTGCCATAACTACCGCGCAGTCTCCAATATCGTCTCGACAGTCACGCCCTTTGCCCACATTATCAGCAAGTTCACCAAATTCACTAAACAGCTTCATGGCTTGATCAATTGGCTTTGATCCTTTAATAATATTACGATCTGACGCCCATTGTTCGATTTGTTTAATTAACTGTTCCATTGTGTACACCTTATTTAACTAAAGAAAAAATTGCTTGAACTGAAAAATATATAATTGCAATGTCGATTAATAACACTGTCAAAGCCGCAAATGCTTTTACCCCATCTGATGTGGTTGAGTTTTCCTCTTCTACAATCTTTTGCTTATAAAATGCAATAGCATTCTTTTTTGTTGATATTTTAGATACTCTAGCCGTTCTAATTAAACAAGACAGAATTAACAAAATTAATAAAACTACGATTGTTTGATTCATTTCTTCCACCACACCTTTTCACGAATAGGATTAAATTTACGCTGATCATCTTGCTTTCTTTGCACGTATTGTTTCCGCTTATATGCCTCATATAGATATAAGACAACTACAAAAACAAAACTCAAAACAAAGGATAGTAAAATCATTGCTATTGGGTTCACCTTTTTAACTCCAAATATCGTTGCCCTCTATTGCGCATCACTTCTAACGCACCTTCACGTTTTAAATTCTTAATAAATTCAACTCCATATTTAAACCATTGCGTCAAAAACAATTCATACCGTTCTTTGCAGTAGTCGTTAATTTCATAATAATTGGCATCTGAAAAATAAATTTCAGCCACCTTTCCATTTTTACGCATAACAATATTGCCTTTACGCTCGTTTAAGTTGTGGCCGCCTTTCTGCATCCAAAAAACAAACACAAAGACCAATGATTCTTTGATTTTCATTTCAAATTTTCCTCAACATACTTTTTGCATAATTCAATGCGATTAAGTAATTGTTGTTCTTTTTCCAAATCACGACTTATACGTAATTTAGATACTCTGTATTTCATTGGCACATCATGCATATAATGCCATTCTTCAGGATCTTTTTTAGCTATAAGGTCAATTGGTGTATCCACCAAACAATAAGCCAATTCAGCGTTATCTACATCATAAAGATGCATGTAGCTACGCAATTGCCACTCATACAAGCTAGATATTTTCAAAAACAATGGATATGTTTTTTTGCTGTAAGCTGTCTTAATGTCAATTACAAGACTTTCTTTCTTATCCAGTAAATCGCATTCACCAGTCAAATTTCCTTTAGTAATACGCTCCAAATTCTTCACATAGAACGTATCATTAATTTCGTTATAAAGCTCAATGCTTTCATTTTCACATTGCTTACCTTTTTCCAATGTAAAAAAGTCAAATGAATCGCACCAGTTCAACAATTGCTGGCTAATCATTTTATCTAATTCAGTAATAGCACCAGCAGGCAAAATATTTTTATCTGGTGATGCCATTAATTTTCCTACCGATGAAGCACGAAACAAAATCACACTTTCACCTCTCGCCCAATCTTAATTAGCTGCTCTGGTGTTAAATCGTAAGCATCTGTAATACTATCAATAGAAATCACACCATTATTAACTTGTTCAATAGCCTTCTCTAATCGAGCGTCTGTTAATGGTTTTTTGGTTGCTTCTGTTTTTGCATTAGTAGCAAATCCATTGTTGTCATCATCTGCTGTAGTTGCAATATTTAACACACCACAAAGCGTATAACGCTTACCGTAACTAATAGCCGCACCTATGGCTTGGATACCATTCATACCCTTTGTGGCTGCATCTGTAGGCAAAATAAGATTGTTTTCGATCATATGCCCAGCTTTATGACGCAATTGGCAAGTAACCTCAACAAATCCTTTTTCAACTTGCGAATTTTTAAAAGAAACACTAAAACCATATTTCGACAATATTGGGCGAACAATATTTACAATATCTTCCAATGGTGTATATGTCGTGCTATATGATTTTTTGGTATGAGCAATAACAGGTATTTCTTTACTCATTTCTGCAAAATCATTGTTAAAATCAATTACAGCTTGTTGCGCCATAACTTCTTTTTGCATTGCCAGCATATCTTTTAAAATCGACATATCCATATTTGGCGTAGTCAATGCTTGCTGCATCAATGATAAAAACCCATTGTCTTTATGTTCTACTAAGTTGCTCATTTAGAAATCTCCAATAATTTAAGTAATGTTTCCTGTCTTTCTTGATGCTGAATCTCTCGATATTCATGCATGCGTTTTCTGTATTCCTTAGAGTCAATCACATTCATTTGATAAGCTGTTTCAATTGACCAGAAGTAAGCATCCGCGCCATGTTCTTTTGCATCGTCAAGCCAACTCATTACATTTTCTCCGCAATTTCATTTTCAATAACTTGAACAATGTTTGATACTTCTTCACTAGGTAAAACATAATCTTCTGTTTCACCATCTTCGTTAAAAACCTTAACTTCATTTACAGACTCAACTTCAACATCATCCCATGATTGAAAGCCATTACCATCTTTGAAAAAACGACCTTCAAACTCAACTTCTAAAACCAAATCACCAGACTTAATGGCAGCTACATTATTCTCCATATCTAATGATTCAACTTCATATGGACCTGTAATAACTGGTTTACCTGAACATGCAGCTAGCGCAACAGAAGCAGCTAAAATCAATGCATTTTTCATAATGTTTACCCCTTGTTTATATTCTCAATAGTAAATGAATTGAGTATTAATGTCAAGCGTAAATATTAAAAAAGCTCCCGAAGGAGCTAATTTTATTCATCAATAAAATCCATTAATTTTTCTTCTGTGGATTTTTTTGACCAAGTATCCAAAACCCAATCATCATCACTTTCCACAAGATAATCTTTTTCATTTTCGCAATTTGCTAAAATTTTACAAGCCTCCTCTGGTGAATTTGCTTCCACCTCGAAAACTCTGGTTCCTCTTGTCTCAATTGTAAAAGTATAAGTATTCATCTCATTCCACACTCACTACAGTAATTATTTAAAAACAATTTGTACTTGCAACGAATCTTACAAAACTCAACCACCGATAGAACCCTTCAAGAAAAATAGCGCCGTTAAAATTGCAATAACAATCAGAATGATGATTCGTTCCCGCTTGATCTTCGACTTAAGACCAGCAACATCTGATTCAGACTGCTTGTATTGATTGACAAAGTAATCCAATTCAACTTTTGTTCGATCTAAATCAATTTTTGCGCCAATAAGATTTCCTTCTACCTCGACCAGTGTATTAATATCCTTATCATGAATCTTCTTGGCTTCATCGTTTTGCTTGACCAAGCCACTAATAGCCAAATCTTTACTTTCGATGATCTTTTTAAGGGCTGAGATTTCAACCTCTTTGGAATTATTTTCTATAGTGATTTCCGTCTTACCACTCATAACTTTTGCATACTCTTTTTCTTTACAAAGCTTCTCAAATTCCAAAAGCTCATCAATTTCTTTAATAACTTTATTCTGTACCTTCTCGCTTTGCGGCTGGTTAAGCATCTTAGCGATATAAGGACGAGATTTGCCCATCTTTAAGGATAGTTCACTATTGTTTAAACCAAGTTCTTTTTTGGCTTGGTGGATTTTTTTGATCATTTCGTTCATATGGTTTTTCATGAAATATTCAAAATCATAGGTTGGAATTCCATATTTTTGGTTGTGGTTCAAGTATTGATAAGTCCCGCTATCATAACAACCAATAGTTAAATCAAAATCTTCAGACTCAATATACTTAAATCCAATATCTTCTAAATGTTTTGATAACTCATTTCGTTGATCTTTATTTTTGCACTCAATATAAAAACTCTCAAATTTCATCTTTGTTTCTCCTGTTAAGATAATCACTATAGTAAACTAATATTTATAATTTGCAATAGTTAATTTAATAAACTACAATGAAGAAAAATTAGGAGTTTAAAATGAAAGTATTGAAAGTTTTTGAAGGGACGGCAGAAGTGGTTGATTTTGAATTAACTACTCGAAGCTTCTTCTATAAAGGAGAAAAGTTAAAGCACGAACCAAATAGCAAAAAAACAGGTTTGCTAGCAAAGCGTAAAGTCTCAGATGATAATGAGCCAGAATATTTCTACAGTCTGAATAGTGACTACGTAAAAGAAAACTACCCCCAGTTTTTCACAGGGATGCGTAGTGTTGATTGGCCAAAAATTATTGATGAAGTATTTAAGTACAATAATATTTCTCAACATCAGCTTGGGAATATGACTGGGATTTCAACTGCATATATTCAGTGGTTGCGTGAAGGCGTTCGCAAAAACCCAAGTTTTGAAATGGGAATGGCTATTATAAACCTGCACCCAAACAAAAAAGAACTTTTGGAAATTTAAAAACTTATAGCAAATCAACCCTCCTAGTGAGGGTTTTATTTTGCATATAATATTTACTATTGAGAATTAATTAGGTAAGATTGGTTTTATTTGGAGGTAAACATGGAAATTAAAATTATGAACGATTGGGATGAGTTAAAAGCTCGATATGGCAGTAAACGTCAATATCTTAATCGAAAAATTGCGCTTACTGGTTATCAATGGGAAGACTTTAAAAATTACCTCATTGATCTAGGTGCCGATATCTTTAGTGAAGCAAAGCAAAGTGAAATGTTTCGATTTAAGCTAAATGGTCAAATTGGTATTGTATATGAAAAACAATCTGGCAACTTGTTAGCTCATAATCTTGGCGCTGAATACAATAGATTAATCGGGCAAGATAGCATGGAATTATATTTGAAAGATTGTTATTACAAGGGTGGTAAATAATAATGTGTGATTTCTTTTCAATTCCAGCAGTGCATGGCGCAATAATGATTGTTTTTTTCTTTAGTGCAGCTATTTTTCTTGAGACTAAAGCAAAGCTGGCTAAAGATAAATTCAATCGAAACTGCAAGCATGATCAATGTTATAAAACTGGTGAAAACACCACCTATGACATAAACCTAAACCTAACTCACACAACAACTTTAAAATGTCTGAACTGTGAAAAAATTATTGAGGTTAAGAAATGATTCCTAATAAAGAGATATTTAATAAGTTGATTGATGAGAAATTCGATTTGCTTGCAGATGATTTAAAACAAGCTATAGCCGATGCAATGCTAAGTGGAGTTAGCTTTAATCACATAACATACAACGCATACACTGATGAAATTAAATTAACAATTGTTGGTAAAAAGAATATTAGTATTTCTTATGGATATGAAAATGAACACAACAATTAATGACGGTTTTATGAATCCTGATCGCTTCGGCTATGCAGTTGTGCCTTTTAAGATTAGTGATAAAGAGCCTAGAAAGGATGTGCCAATATGGCGAATCAATCGAACCAATGCCAGGTCTATGGGCAAGAGATTCTATGAGCATACCAAGCCTTGCAAATGTGGTTCATTTCTAAGACGTGTTTATAACAATGAATGTTTTGATTGTTGGAAGGAGAGCAAAAATGAAAAATGAACTTGAATTGCTAAAATCAATATGTGATCAACAGGTTTTAAACCTAATGAATAAGTGCGAATGGAACACTTTCCCAAAATACCGAAAAGTTGAAGATTATGAAATAAGATTGACTGATGTTTGTTTATGGCATACCCAATTATGGACTTCAGCAAAAAGAAGATATGTTGCCAACAAGCTCGAAAAGTTGGGGATATTGGAAATAATAAAAAGAAGATCTTATTCGCCAGTATGCATTAGATTTATAGATGAAAAATATAATTTATTTATATTTGATCTGTGCCAAAAATCTTTAATTGGGTTTGAGTATGTTAGCGGAAATGGCTGGAATTCATATCCTCAATACACAAAAACAACCCGCGGAGAATCTGAAATCTTAAGAATATCCAATATAATATATAATCAAATATTACAAGACTTTAATTTGCATTAATATTAAGCCCTTCGGGGCTTTTTATTTGCCCTTTATATCAGTTTTTCTTATTAATTTTAATTTAATTGATAAAAATTATTTATTAGACATAACTAATAAAACATCACATAATGACATCACACAAAGCAAAAGGAGATTAGAATTGTCTAAACCAGCAACTTCATTTTTATTTTTAGGTGAACTAAAACCACTTGAAAGTACGATTATTGAAAACACCAAGAGAACAAAAGTCCGTGATGCTATTCGCCGATATGGTGATCGAAAGTTTAATACAACTCAAGTTGGAAACAATGTAATTGTAACTCGTATTCAGTGAGAATTAAAAATGGAAAATCTACAAGTGCTTAATACCACTTCAAAGCAAATCCCACAAATGTCATCGTTGGAAATCGTGGATTTTATTAATGAATATCGTGCAAAAAATGATGATCAACCAATTCAGCTTCGCCACGCAGACTTTATGGCGAAAGTTCAAAAGGTTCTTGGTGAGCTGAGCGAAAATTATCGTTCAGTGTATAAAGATGCAAGTGGTCGATCATTGCCATGCTATGTATTTTATAAGCGTGAAGCGTGTCTTATGGCTATGTCTTACAGTTATGAATTGCAGGCATTGGTTTTTGATCGAATGACAGAATTGGAAAATAAATTATCAAAGCCACAATTACCTGACTTTACAAATCCAGTTGAAGCAGCGCGTGCTTGGGCCGATGAAGTTGAAGCAAAGCTGATTGCTCAAAAACAATTGGAGCTTGCTGCCCCTAAGGTTGAATACTTTGACCGTGTGGCGGATGTTGGCAATTTAATGACTGCTAGTGTTGTTGGCAAAAAGATTGGCATGTCTGCTCAAGTTTTAAATGCTCATTTACAAGAAATGAAGGTTTATGACAAACGCCAAAAAGGTCGAGTATTTCAGCAATGGTTTATCGACAAAGGCTATGGTGAGCTAAAGAAAACTGACAACGGTTACAACCAGTCAAAATTTACCAATAAAGGCGAACAATGGATTATTGAGAAATTTGTAAGTGAGGGAATTGTTTAATGAGTGAAATATCAAAAGAAGCCCTGTTTTTCATGAATTGGTTTGAAAAAGAATACCCTGAATTTATCAATCAATTCGGTGAAGTGAAAAATTTTTACGACCATGCAAAAGATGAATTCATGATTGAAGAAATTCAAGACGCTTACATTGATCGAAAGAAAGGCGAAGAACCGATGCCAATGTATTTCGGTGTTAGTGGTCAGTTTAGATAGGTTTTATTTATGAGTCATTATTTAACATTAAAGGGAATTGGTAGACCAGTAGCTTATTTCCCTAAACTTGGTGTTTATCTTGATAGCGTGACGGCTGGTGTATTTCTGTGTCAAATGATTTATTGGCATGATAAGGCTACAAGCGAACTTGGCGTATACAAAACATCGGAGGAGATTCAAGAGGAGACAGGGCTAACCTACCGAGAACAAGTAACTGCAAGAAAAAAACTTTGTTCACTTGGATTGATTGAGGAAACTAACAAAAGACTTGAGCATAAAATATATTTCAAGTTTAACGAAAGTGTTTTTGATGAATGGCTTAGTGGCTGTCTTGGAATTGAAATTCCCGAACGACGAAAACGCATTTCGGGGAATGCGGAAAACGCAATTGGACGAACGACGAAAACGCATTTCGTTCTACAAGAGAATACACAAGAGAATACAAACATAAACGGCAAGCCTGAAAAATTTGTTTTCAAGAAAGCTTTAATTAATTTTGGAGCTGCTAGTAATCTTGCTGATGACTGGATAACTGTGCGAAAAAACAAAAAGGCTTCAAACACAGAAACGGCTTTGAATGGTTTTATATCTCAAGTCGAAAAGTCTGGTCTTGATGTAAACACTGTTTTAAAGATTTGCGTTGATAACTCTTGGAGTGGTTTTAAACAAAGCTGGCTAGCAAACATAAACATGAGTGATTACTTGGAACAACCAAAACAAGCAACCGAACAAAAAACCAATGATTTTGATTGGACGGATTTCTAATGGCTACAAATTTACATTCGATACCATATGAACAATATGTTTTATCTTTCCTGATGGATGATGAAAACTCTTGGGCTAGTCTTGATGTTAAACCATGCTTAGATGATTTTTATTCAGATCGTCATAAAGAGATTTTTAAGGCAATCGAAAACCAACGCATGCTTGGAAAACCATTTGATCAAATCACAATGCTTGAGGTTTTCAAGGATTTGGGCAAATTAGATTTAATTGGTGGCGAAGAATATCTTGTTGAGATGTGTTCTGTATTTGCTGCTCCATCAGCTACAGGATTTTACATTGAAAAACTAAAAAAACTCGCTGAATGTCGAAAAGTCGAAGAGGTTGGCAAAAAGATTATCGAGTTGGCTCAAAACACTATGCAAGAGGATATGCCTGGAATCGCACAGGAGCTTGCTAGCGGGCTGGAAAGTGTTTTGGCTACTGACACTAGGATTGATATTGCAAATAGCTCTGCTGAGGCTCTGAGAGTGCTTAGCGAGAAGATTCAGCACAAGACAAGCAAAGACGGGTTAGCCTATGGTGTAAATACTGGATTGCATAATTTAGATGCTTTGCTTGGTGACATTGAGCCAAGTCATTTTTGTGTGATTGCTGCTGCACCGGGTGGCGGTAAAACCACAATGGCTCAGATGATTGCTCTGAATGCAGTAAAGCGCAATGATGTGCCATGCTTGTTTATATCTTGTGAAATGGCTCACTACGAGCTTACTAGTCGTATTGTGAGTGCTGTCGGGCGAATACCTTTTGATAATATTCAAAGCGGGAGAATGGAATCTGATGATTTTGAGAGATGGGTTCAAACTACTGCACATGAACTGCAAAAATACAAACTTGATATTGTTGATAAAGCGGGTATTACAATCAATGAAATTCGTGGTGAGATTAAAAAATCAATTGCTAAGCATGGGTCAATTGGGTGTGTAATTGTTGATTATATTCAATTGTTGAATGACCCAAATTCTAAAGATCAATTTGAGAGAATTTCAAATGTATCTACTGGCTTAAAGCGAATAGCAAAAGATTTTAAAGTTCCTGTTATTGGCTTGTCTCAATTAACAAAAGAGGCGCAGGGTAGAAAAATTACTATGTCTGATTTGCGTGGATCCGGTCAGATTTCGCAAGATGCCGACAAGATTATTTTGTTATCCCCTGCTTCAAATGAGGTTGGTGTTGTAACTGCTGAAGTTGCAAAGAATAGACAAGGTATGAAAGGTGAAGCTAGATTACAAACTAGATTTAATTATTGCCAATTTGCGGCACCAAAAATAGAGGATTTTTAAATGAATTTAATTGAAAATTTGGGTGGTTATAAAGCTGTTAAGGCTAAATCTGAAAGCGATATTCTATACGGAGAAAAGATTTATCTTAAACGTGCGCTTTTAGAATACCGCCGACAAAACAATATTTTTGAAATAGGCGACCTTGTTGTATTTAAGGAGGAATATAGCAAGGATAGTGTTATTCATAAGATTGACAGTTTGCGTGCAGGCACTAAGTGTTTACGTCATGCAACGGATGAAGAGATAGAGAAGGGGTGTAGAGTATGAAAAATATACTAAAATCTTGGTTTAGAAAATCAGATGATGGGTTTTATAAATTCCATAAAATGATGTGCGAATCGTTTGTTGAGCAAACATGTTTTTATGATTCAGAATATAAGACAAGGGTTGTTCTAATAAGTTCGATTTGTTGGGATGGTGATTTTATGACTTCGAATTATGAATTTGTTGCGGTTAGTAAGGTTGGCTTGCGTCAGCGTTATTACCCAAACAGAGTTGTCTTAAATATCTTTGACGCGAGATCTAGAATTAAGCCAATTGTGAGAGTGTAGAGTATGAATAAGCAAGATTTGGAATATGTAAATAAAGCAATATCTGGATTAAGTGACAAGCTTTATAAGGTTTTGGAAACGCTACAAGATGAAAAATTAACTCACAAGTATGCGCGTAAAGTTGCAGAGCAGGAGTTAGATAATATCATGTATGAAATTCCAGTATTTGTGGAGATTAAGAAATGAAATACAAAATCGGTGATCGGGTTTATTGGAAAAAGAAAAAATGGACAATTGTTCAAGTTTTGGTTGGGTGGGGGTGTGCTGATATAAAAATTGAAAGTGACTGTCCTTACTTTGGATTTGGAGCGCAGCAAGTTAATGAAGATGAAGTTAAGCCAATCCACACATGCAAATAATTTAAAAAATAGTTGCAATTATTCTCAATAGTGTTTACTATTGAGAATATAAACTAACAGAGAGTTTTATTATGGAATTGGTTTTAGTTATTACGGTAATTATGTATTTCGCGCCTAGCATTATTGGCTTTATGCGTGGACATGCAAGTAAATGGGCAATCTTTGCAATGAACTTGTTTTTAGGTTGGTCTGTAATTTTCTGGTTTTGGAGTTTGTTCTGGTCATTGTCAAATAAAGGCGGAAATCAAACGGTAATCGTAAATAACCAGATCAACAACAAATGAGTAAAGAGTTTATAGAATTTGCAAAAGTCATGGTTTTGTTTTATTTGATCGTGATTTTTGCAGTAATGGGATTAAGTAAGTTAATTCATAACATGGTATGGGGTGTGTGATGGAAGATTTAAAAATTAATGTTTCAAACCTTAGTAATGATGAAAAACTAGGTGTTTTAAATGACTTGGTGTTTCTTGGATATAAGAAACATACAGATGATTGGATGCCAGGAAGATTAAATGAATGTGGATTTTATATTGCGTACGCACCACCTTATAAGATTGAGTGGGACATTATTTGTATGTGGGAAGATTGCAAAAACCGTGAAATATCTATCCATCAACTCCGCGACCTTGTTGTTTTGAAGCGTAATGATGTGAGTGATGCTAATTACAGAAGTAAAAGCGTCCTAGATGGGTTCTACTTTAAAAGCTGTGATGGCGTTTTTTACTTTATGTTTGAGGGTAAGTGGGTGAGATCAACAACAAATACAGATGAGGGGCTGGAGCCTATCACCAAAGGCTCAGATTTGATTAGCGGTGCGGAGGCTTTGCGAGCTTTGGCTGATGGCGCAAATCCAGAAGACATTGAAATTAGATTTTCAAACGGTTATACAACGTCATTTATCTCAACGGATGGCAAGCTTGGTTTTATTGTTAGACACTTAAATGAAAAACTGTTCCGACTTAAACCCAAAACCATCAAGCTTGAACTTGAGCTACCGAAGCCTTTTGAGCCGAAAGAAGATTGTTACGTCTACATCATTGATGACTATCAAGTTTCTGGGTATAGAAAATATTACTTTGAGGTTAAACATGATAACCAACTTGGTTCCATTGGTGCATGGCGCACTGAAGCAGAAGTAAAGCAAGTCATAGAGCAACTTAGAAAAATCAAAGGTGCTGTATGAAAAAGCGTAAGAAAAAATACAACGGGAAGCAAGTTGTAAAGCAGAAGGTTCACAAGTTTCAAATGACTTGGGAGGTTAATGAGGCTAAAAATATTATTGAGCTTCATCACTTGCTTAATGGTGTGGATCCGCAAGAGTCTACTCATACTCCTCTTAAAGTTTGGATGAAGGCGCATAAGGGTGATCTAGCTTTAGCATTAAAAACGCAGACGATACCAGCAGAGCAAAGTTTTCATATCGTTAGTCGTATTCATGCGGTTAATGAGAAGACAGGCGAAACGGTTGACTGTGAGTTTCAATTGGCTACTGATACTGTTATGCATTTGTGGCAGTTCTTGGGTGATGTTGAATCTGATATTTATGTCAATGATGGTGGTTTTAAAAAGAAATGGCTTGGCTTTAATCATGAGCTTGAAGCTTATTTGAAAGAAGTGGGTAACGGTGAATTTGTGGTTAAGACTAATCATTGTTGCTTAACGTGCTTTTCAACATTCAAAAGCTTTAGACATGAAATGGAATTTAAATCAATTAAGTTAATGAATCCTGAGTTTGGATTAGGAGTTGAGGGATGAGTTTAAAAAAGTTACGTGACAAGATTAATGGGTCTGAGCCTTTGATTGATGGAGAAACGAAAGAAATGCTAATAGAGCAATGGAAAAAGATTCACATTGAGCTAGAAGCTAAGAAGAGTGAAGACGAAAGAAACTATGTTTTGTGTGAGGATGAGAAATGAAAGAATATTTAATGCCATATCCAGATGGTACATATTTTTACTTTCAATCAGAAAGAAATGATAGAAGTGATGTCATTGAAATACCAGATGGCGCAGAAGTATTGCTTCGTTTAAATTCTGGGTTATCAGCATTTTACAAAGATAATTTTAAAAAAGTTTGGAATTTAGGGATTTGGTGTTCAACTAGTAATGCTGAAAATCTTAAAGATAAATGTCGTTTATGGGAAAGAGAAAGTATGAAAGAATGGCTATTAAAAACTGAAGATGGGAAATACCATTATTATCGTGATGATATGGATTGTTACCCAAAGCATGTTGAAAAAATTGAAATTCCAGAAGATGCTATCGAAGCTAGACTGAATGAAAGCGGTGGGATTAATTTTATTAACAATAAAAACTGTTTTATGAATACTGTCACAAATGGACGGTGGGTTAAATATACTTCCATCAATAGTAAAAATGCTGATAAATTAGTTTGGGATAGAAAAGCTCATCAAACAGGAGATGATTCTGTTGTGGGTGCTGATTTTTTCACTGAAAAGAAACACTCTCATTATTTTAAAGATGTATCTAATTTGCTTGAGATTGATGTTTACCGTGTATTGAAGTTATTTGATGTTACAGATCCATGCATTCAACATGCAGTTAAGAAATTGCTTTGCGCTGGTGGACGTGGGGTTAAAGATGTGGATAAAGATGTTCATGAAGCAATTGATTCTTTATTGAGATATGAGGAAATGAGAAAGGAGGATGAAAATGAATAAATTAGAATTGGCGCATAGTTATGCATTGTTGCATATGACAATTCCACAATACAAAGATGTTGATGATCTTGAGCTAGTTGGGTGGGCTTTTGATTATGCTGAAGCAATGCTTGCAGAAAACGAAAAGCGGAAAGATAAAAGTCTGCCTGAAGTGTTAGAGGAATGGAAGCTAGACTGGAGTCAAGCGCCAGATGGCGCTAACTGGTGGGCTATGGATGAAAGTGGAAGATCATTCTGGTTTGCTTATGAACCCTATATTAGTTCTGAATATCCAGATGAATGGATATTTAATGGTAAAAATCATGGCGGTATAGGTCATGAATACTGGAAGTCTCCAAATTTCAACTATCAAGGAGATTGGAAAGATTCATTGAGAAAACGCCCATGAAAAAATTACATTTACATGCAGTTCGCGGGGTTGAGGCATTTGAACCTAATCGACCAATCAAACAATTTTTTATAATTGAGGCAAGTGAGGACCGATTAACTTTTGATGATGTTTTAAAATTTAATGAAGATTGGTCTAATGAGTTTGAATTTGGATTTAGTTATTATATTGGGTATATGAGTATCTCAGAGTTTAGGGAAAAGTATTCAAAAAATGGCCCGTATTATACGAGGATTAAAGATTGAAATTGATCCTTGATGTAGAAGTTCCGCTAGTTGCTCCGTCAGTAAATACTTATTGGCGGGCAAATGGAAATAGAAGATTTATCACGCCAAAAGGGATTAAATTTACAAAGGATTTGGCGCACTGGGTAAAGCCATTGATGAGTGATAAGCGGCTTAGATTGGATATTGTTTTTTGCTATCCAGATAAGCGTAAGCGCGATTGCGATAATTCACTTAAATCTGTTGTCGATAGTCTTGTCAAGAATGGTTTATGCCTTGATGATGAACAGTTTGATGAGTTGCACATTAAGCGCGGCCCAGTCATCAAAGGTGGCTTGATTAAAATAAAAGTTTTTGAGCTAGATGTTGCAATTAACTAGAAATTTGCTATAGTTAGTGAACTTAAGAAACTTTTTATATCCGTATCTAACCCCAAGATGCGGATTTTTTTTGCACAAAATTCTTGCATTAATTATAAATATAATTTACTATTGAGAATATAAAGAGGAGAGATAAAATGGTTCTAGTTAAAGCTTTATGGTTAGCAATTGTTGATGTGGCTAAGATGTTTAAGTGTTCACCGAAACTGTTTGCTGAGTTAGTTTTGTATGTAACTCATGTGGTTTTGGCTTTGGCTGGTGTTTTATCTTTAATCTTAAGTGTGGTTTTGTTTCCGTTAATTGTGGTGCGTAAATACAAGGTATTGAAAAATGGATCACCAAAAAGAGTTAAGGGTAAATCTAAGGGTATTAAAGTACGCGGTAACAGATTTGCTTAGAGGGTCAGTGTTGATTGTATATCACGCTGGTATGGTTGTATTTAATTGGTTAAGGGATAAGTGATGGATTTTATAGAAGCTATTAAAAAAGGTCTTGAAGCTTCAAAAAATTACGATAGAAATCTTGATCAGATCATTGAGGTGATTAACGAAGCAAACAAGGCTATATATGACAAAACTGGGATTGTCGGTGCTTTTGTTGGTGTGACTGGTGATAAAGAATTCACTATGACACCAGCCTGTCGTTCATTGAACATCAATAGGCAGGACGGATTCCCATTAACACTTGATACAATAAGTGGTCATTATAAGGCTGTTGATAAGGATGATCTGTATGAAGTCATGCATAGCATATTATCCCATCCAAATTTTGGGTTTTATGTTCGCAGGCTTATGGAGAATAACAAATGATCTATAAATTTCTAAAGCGTCTATTCTGCCGACATGAATGGGAATATGAAGAAAGTAATTTAACTGGCGAGACTTATAAAGTTTGCCGTAAATGCTGGAAGGAGGTGGATTGTGAGTGAATTAATTAAGGTTTTGGATGGTGGTGATTTCCGTGATCGTTGGAATGAGCTTTGTATCAAGCTAGAAGATTATGAAAACATCAATTGTGATAATTACGAACAAGAGCTCCATGATTTATTTGAATACCACAGCTTTAAATTTGATGAATCAAAGCACGAATATTGGGAAATCGAATAATGAGTGAAGTTAAAGCGGAAAGTAAGGAGGGGTGAAATGACAAAAACATCCATAGATCAAGAAATTGACGAAGCTATAGCCAAAGGTGGAAGCTTTTATAAAATTAGAAGACGTTTTGAAAAAGCTATTTTGGAAAGGGCTTTGATTAAAACAAGAGGCAATCAAACTGAGGCGGCTAAAATGCTTGGGATTAGTCGCTCGGGGTTGGGTGGTATTTTGAAGAGGGTGGGCAGATGAAATATAAAATAGGTGAAGCTAATGGAAAAAATTAACAAGTATCTAATGTATTATGCAGTAATAGTATCATGCACTGGCATCACGGCTATGGTTTTTGTTGTTTTGCAATACTTAGGAAGGGTGTGTAAATGAAATTCAATTTGGATAGGACGGATTATATTTTATATCCAGAATCAATATACAAGATCGAGGTTAGACTTGCACTATTTGCTGGTGTGTATTGGGCTTGGTGTTTAGTTTGGTTTGGAATTGCTTTGTACAATATTGTAGTGAATCACAATTATATTGATGGATTGATTTCAGGTGTGGTTCATATTTTGTGTTTGTTTATGTCGGCTTCTTGGATTGAGGATTTGATAAATGAGCATTAAAGTTAAACCAATAGTGAGATGTAGTAATGACGCATGATGAAATGATTGAAAAATTAAAGCTTACACCAGATCAACAGAAAGCTTTCAATCGAATGAAGAAAGCCCTTAAAGACTTTGAAAAAGCTGGAGGTATACTGATTGGTAACAACGATTCTCAATATGCACTAAATGGAAAAAATGTTGCTGGTCATGAGGATTACTATGGGCATAACCCAGACGAATCAACAAATATTCAGCTTGATGAAACAGAATGCGACTATATGAAAATTAGAGACCCCTACAACGATGCATCACCATGGATAATAGTAAATGACCATTGAAGAAATCAGAGCCAATGCCCCGAAAGGTGCGACACACTACAGAATTATAAAATATGGTCGAGAGGTTGAGTACTACATGAGACCGCCATATGGTATGAATTTAAAATACTGTAATGGTGTGTGGAGGATAACTGGTTGGTCACATAATAGTTTTATTAAGCCACTTAATTTAGGATTGCATTATGGATATTGAAGAAATTAGGAAGAATAAGCCAACTAAGAAAGCCACGCACTATTGTGTAAGTGAGGATAAGATAATCTACTTAAGGAGGAATAAAAACTATGGATGGGATTATTGGGCGCATAGATGGGTTTATTGCTGTAATTGGTTCAAGGATATTAAACAGATTTAGAGAGATTAAAAAGATGACTAAGCAAGATGCATATGAGTTGGTTGAATCATTTGGTGGTATTGAGGAGGTTGAGTGGTTAGTTAATAACAATCTTATGTATGTTTTAAATCCAAATCACGATCTAAATATTGCTTTAAAAATACTAAAAGGTGATGAAAATGACTAAGCAAGAAGTTGTAGATAATGCTCCAGAGGGCGCAACGCATTATAGAGAGTTTACCGAACAGTATTTAATGAATACTCAAGGTAAGTGGTATATATTTAGAGAGGGTTATTGGGAATTAACCAAAAGACCATTTACGCATGAACTCAAACCGCTTTAACGCGGTTTTTCTTTTTGTGGTATTATTTTGGGAGGCTAACTTATTTATTTTAGGGCTTTTTAAATATGGCTGATTTAAATTTAACGCCCAAGCAAGAAAATTTTTGTCAACTTTATATCGAGCTTGGGAATGCTAGTGAGGCGTACAGACAGTCTTATGATGCAGATTCCATGAATGAAAATACAGTTCATAGGAATGCTAGCGCCTTGCTTGATAACAACAAGATTACAACAAGGCTTGAGCAGATCCGCAAAGAGCATAAGAAGCGCCATAATATCACTGTAGATACCTTATTGCTTGAGCTTGAGGAAGCTAGGCAAGCCGCTTTGACTGGTGAGCGAATTCAGTCTGCTGCTGCTGTTGCGGCTACTATGGGAAAAGCTAAATTGCTTGGATTAGATAAGCAGATTATTGATGTAACCACAAATGGCGAAAGTTTGAATTCAAAACCTACCGTAATCGAATTAGTTGCTCATAATGTCGAAAGTTCAGATTAAGCTGCCACCTAAACTTGTACCTGTCTTTTCTGCTCAGGATGTGCGATACCGTCAAAGTTGGGGAGGAAGGGGCTCAGGTAAGACGCGCTCGTTTGCAAAGATGACAGCCGTTAAAGGCTATATGTTTGCCGAAATGGGTGTAAGTGGAACTTTGCTTTGTGGTCGTGAGTTTATGAATACGCTTGCCGATTCTTCTATGGAGGAGATTAAGCAAGCTATTCGCGAAGAGCCATTTCTAAATAATTATTATGAGATGGGCGAAAACTACATAAGAACCAAGAATAGGCGTGTGACTTACTCATTTTGTGGTTTGCGTCATAACTTGGATAGCATCAAATCTAAAGCACGTATTTTGCTTAGTTGGGTGGATGAGGCTGAAACGGTTAGTGAAATGGCTTGGCGTAAGTTATTGCCAACTGTGCGTGAAGAAATTGTACTGCCCAACGGCAAGATTGTTTATTCTGAGGTATGGGTAACATGGAACCCTGAAAGACGAGATAGCCCAACGTCAACGCGGTTTAGACATGAAGAAATACTAGATGACGAAGGTGTTCTAATCGGCATTGGTGCTGAGATGAACTATTCTGATAATCCGTGGTTCCCTCATGTTCTCGACTTGGAGCGCAGACGAGATCAAGCCAATCTTGATGATGTAACTTATCGTTGGATATGGGAAGGCGCTTATCTTGAAATGTCGGAAGCGCAAATCTTTAAAGGTAAATACGAAAAGAAAGATTTTACACCAGATCCTCAAAAATGGCATGGTCCCTATATTGGATTGGACTTTGGTTTTGCTCAGGATCCAACGGCATGTGTCAAAGTCTGGATTCATGATGATTGTTTGTGGATTGAACACGAAGGTGGCAAGGTTGGTCTTGAGCTAGACGATACTGTTGAGTTTTTAGAAAAGAAAATACCAGATATTAAAAAATATGCCGTTTATGCGGATAGCGCTCGTCCTGAATCTATTAGTCATTTAAAGAAGAAGGGTTTGCGTAGAATTGCGCCTGTTGAGAAGGGTAAAGGTTCTGTTGAGGATGGTATTGAGTTCATCAAATCTTTTAAGAAAGTCTATATTCATTCACGATGCAAAGAAACTCTAAAAGAGTTCCGTGATTACTCATACAAAAAAGATAGGCTGACAGATGAGGTATTACCTATTATCATTGACAAAGATAACCACTATGTCGATGCATTACGCTATGCGCTAGAGAAGGTTATGAAGCGTGGCATGGGTCTTAAAATCAATATGGCTGATATTGAATCGGCTTTCGGAAGGTAAATATGTTTGATTGGTTCAGAAAGAAAGAAGAAGCGCCAAAGCGAAAGCCGAAATGGAACGCTTTGTTAAATGCTATGCAAGCGCATAATGAAGGTGTGGCGATTCAGTACAAAGCGCCTTCTTTGCCTGATGGTGTTGCACCAGATGGTCATAGCGCTATGGCAATGGATGGATTTTGTACTGCTTCGCAATATGCGGGATTAGAGCCGCAGTTTTATAGTAATTTTTTAGGCTATCAAGTATTGGCTCAATTGGCTCAGTCTACTGAATATCGTTTGGTCGCTGAAACATTCGCTCAAGAGATGACGCGCGAGTGGGGTGAAGTTAAAGGTGATGACCAGAAGCGCGTAGACATTCTTATGGAAGAATTTAACAGGCTGGATATTCGCAATCTTATCCGTAAGCACATTGAAAACGATTACTACTATGGTGGGTCGCAATTATACATTCAGATTGAAGGCCAAGAGGATAAAACTGACTTACCTTTATTGATTAACGAGAAAGGTATTAAGAAAGGCTCGCTAAAAGGCTTTACAGTTATTGAGCCACTTTGGTCTACGCCTAGTTTGTACAATGCAAATGATGCTTTAGCTTCTGATTTCTTTAAACCTAAACAATGGTGGGTTTTAGGAAAGAATGTACATCATAGCCGACTATTGACTTTGGTCATGCGTCAAGTTCCAGATATGCTGAAGCCAGCTTATAACTTTTATGGCGTTTCAATGTCGCAATTGATGCTGCCATATGTTCAGCGTCATCAATCTATTGTGGATGCAGTGGCTAAACTAATCACAATGTTTAGTTTGACTGGCATTAAGACTGACATGTCTGCAATCCTGCAAGGCGATGAAGGCGGGGCAAATCAATTAATCAGTCGATTAAAGACATTGGCACTAGGTCGAGATAATCAAGGCGTAGTGGCCTTAGATGGAACTACTGAAGAGTTTTTCCAGATCAATACGCCATTGTCAGGTCTTGATACATTACTAGATAAGTTTACACAGATGCTTGCCTACCCTTCAAAAATTCCAGTCTTAAAGATATTCGGAACTCCAACGGCGGGACTTGGTAATACTTCTGATGGTGAGATACGGGTATTCTACGATTGTGTATCAGCACAGCAAGAAGCGTATATTTTACCGCAGATCAAGGTTATTCTTGACTGTATGCAATTGAGCTTGTTCGGCAATATTGATGAGAGCATTAAGTTTGTCTTTAATCCGCTTTATCAATTGGATGACAATGAGCAAGCAGACGTAAACTTGAAGAAAGCACAAACTGCTCAGATTTACATTCAAGAGGGCGTGATTGATAATGAAGAAGCGCGCCAAGCCTTGAATGATGATGAAGATAGTGGTTATCAATTGGAAGGTAATGCGCCTGAGCGTGACCCTTATGCTGAAAACGAAAACATAGATATTGTTGAAAAATAGATATGGAAATAACCCTTGAATCAATAGCGCCTAATGCATCCCTGACCAAATGGTATAGGGAGCAAATGCAAGGAATGATGGATGAAATGCGTTCTGATTTAATTCGGGATGTAGTTAAGCCTATGCGGTCTGAAATTGCTATGGATGGCATTTTAGACTGGATGGGACATGTTATTGATGGGTTGGTAAGTCGATGGCAAGACCGTTTAGACAAACTATCCACTCAAGTGGCGCAAGAGTTGGTGGGTAAGGCTAAAACCAACTACGACAAGCGATTGTTGGGAATTCTCCGTAAGCGTGGTTTCACTGTAAACTTCCGACCAACTAAGTACATGGAAGATCAAGCGCAGATTGCTTTAGGTGAAAATGTTGCCTTAATCAAGTCAATCGGTAATGAGTATTTAGATAAAGTTCGTTCTGCTGTTTGGCGTAGTGTCAAGAATGGCTATGATGTTGAATCGCTAATCAAGCAACTCAAAGAGATTGACGGCGTAACAGATCGCAGAGCAAAGAATATTGCTAAGGACCAGACAGCTAAGCTGAATCAGGCTTTTGAAAAGGCGCGCGCTGAAGAGCTAGGAGTAACTGATGCTATCTGGTTGCACAGTTCGGCATCTAAAACACCTAGACATGACCACGTAAAAGCAAACGGAACCAGATATAAGATTAAGGAGGGTTGTTTAATATCAGGAACTCTATTGCAACCTGCTGAATTGCCCAATTGCCACTGTAGAGCCAAGCTGATTATCGAAATTCCTGATTCTATGGTATAGTCAATTTTCAACTACAACTAGGACTTAAATTATGATCTGCATTAAATTAATGAGTGGTGAAAAGCTACCTGATTCCGATCAATCAAAAGGATTCAGAATAGTAATACCTAATGAGAAAAATTTTAAATTTATGAAAAGTGATGATAGTGGTAAGTGCTATCTTGTGCTATCTCCCGACTATATGGATGATGGGTTTGACCCAAAAGATATTGTTGAGTCATCACAAGTATATGAATTAGATGGGAATGCATATGTAATGCAATCTGGGAAAACCATTGCTTCCTACAAGGTTAATGATTTTTAATAAACAAAACCAATAGACCATATCAAAACAACTGATTTGTGTTTTTAGTTTGGTTTGGTATTATTTGATTATTGATCGAACCTGTGGGCGACGCATAGTAAGCTTGGCGCGAACCTCACCGCAATAATGACACTATTCACCAAGATGACCAAGACTCTTTAGTGGTGAAATGCAACTATTCGCACGTTGCCGATCAATAAAGTCGGAGTTGAAGCTAGGACTATAAATAAACTTCTCATGGTGATTACTTTAAGTAACCTGACCGCCTGAAAGTAGGCAATTTAGAGAAGTGAATAACTAAGATAGAGAAACAGATACAACAAGAGTTGGCTAGGCACTCTGGAGTAGTTCACTTCATCTAAGTTTATTTAGAACCATCCTAACGGGTGGTTTTATTTTATCTAAGCTATTTTAGATTTACTATTGAGAATTATATTTAATGGTGGTAAGATTTAGTTATTCAGTAGAAGGGGTTTTACTATGGTAACGATAGAAGTTTATCCGCATGTTTTGCCAAAGGTGGTTACTGTTATCGCATTGCAAAATGGAAAGCAATTACTTAAGTCTCCAATGAAGTGTAAAACAATGACAAAGAAGGGTATTGAGTCTCAGATTCGAAAAGACTTAAAGGTTTATGATGGGCCGCTATATGGTGGATTATCTATTTTATTTTTTATTAAATTGGAGGAAGGGAAATGATTAACGTAGTTTATTTGGTTTTGGTTCTACATCATGGTGGAACAAGAGGGCAATCAATGGAATCAATCCAGATACCACAGGCAAACATGAAACAGTGTGAAATAAATAAAAGTGCATATTCTAAAAACGACAAGTTAGTTGTTCGTAGTTACTGCATACATGGAGTAATGCCGAAATGATTAAAGCGGAAGTGGTTTTTGACGGTGACACTATTTTTGTTAATGGTAGAACAATAAAAATAGATCATTTAGATTGGTTGTATCATGTTTATGAACTTGAAATTCATGTTGATATGTTTCAGTCACTAGAACAAGCAATCAAATATTGCATGGAGAATTAAATGAAACTAATTATTGGTAATAAATACAAGTGGAGTCACGAGCCACAAATCTTGATTTATATTGGAATCAAAAATGGATGGCATCAATTCACCTTAAAAGGTCATGTTTGGTGTGAGTGCTTAGATTCTGATTTACCATACATGGAGGAAGCTCAATGAAACCAGAACAGTTTATTCGTGAGCAAGGATTGGATAAGGCGCGAGAGTTACTTAACGCTGATTCTGATTTTAAAACTTACTGCCTAATTGATAAGTCTTTTTGGGGTGAGTCTGAGGGTGCTTGTAGTTTTTGTGTTGATCTTGATGGCCTCAAGCGTCTGGTGGAGTCTTTGGATTTGGTTGACTATGTACATGGCATAGATGAAGCTAAAGAGCTTTTGGAGGATGTAATAAGAAGTGAGGACTATTGTTACAATCTTTTAACCAATACGCCAATGCTAGATGAGTACGCGCCAAGTGATGACCTAGTCATTCGTTACAATGATTTAAAAAAAGCCATCGCAGACCACGAATCAATATACGGAGGCGGTGAATCTCATGCCAACTAGATATAACACAGGCGAGTATAGCTACAATCTTGAATATCACTATGGAGATATGTCAGCAAGCATGGAGATGCTTAGAGCACGTTTAATTGAATTGTTGACTCCTCATCTGTCTGGCCGTTATGTGAAATGGAGAGAAGCATATTTCACATGGTTTACAAAGTGCGGCGGGGATTCGGGGTGGATGTTTTGTGTAGGTCCACACGAATTTCATATTGATGGGGCGTTAAGGCGCTATTACTCAGGTTCTATTGATATTACCTACAACCAGAAAGATCGATATTTCTTGGTGGGTGAGAAAAAGAAAGTCAAATGTAAGGCTTGTAAGGGGTTTGGCTTCATTCGAGATGATGGGTGGGGGCATATAGATAAATGTGAAATGTGTGATGCAGAAAAAGGAGCCAGCCATGAGTGAGTTTAAAGTCGGGGATTGGGTTAAACGCACAGACAAAATAACCGAGTCTATCTACCAAATAAGCAGTATTGATAAGGATCTTATCAAGTGTAATTTCATAAAGAATGGGGAAAGCTGGCGCCTTCATACAACTAAAGGAGAGATTGAATTTGCCACACCAGAAGAAGTCGCAGCAGGCCACCGCATTGATGAGTCAGTAGACCAAATGTTTAAAGATGCAATTGAACATGGTAACGACTTAGCAATGGTGTCAATTGAAGGTGTTGAGCACGTATCTATTGCTCAAGTAATTAAGCCATTTCCTTGTGAGGAGTTCGGCGACGACTCCCACATAGAAAACCACATCAGCCCGCTGTGTAAATCAAAGGATGTTTGAGATGGATAAACCAATGACATTTATTGAGTGGTGCGCTAGTAAAGGAGTAATTCCATATTCACTTGGTATAGAAGCAGCATATGAAGCTGGTCAGCAGTCACAGCAAGCGAAAGTGGAGGAGCTGCAAAAGCAATTAAGTGAATACATATTTGTATCGGAAACGCTTGATGAAATGTATGTGAAAGAAGTCCAGAAAAGTGACGAGCTGCAAAAGCAAATTAATGAGTTGAAGGAGGCTATGAATGCAAACAAACAAAATTGAAGGATTTAATGTTCATGATTTATTTGAATACAGCAACGGTGAACTAATTTGGAGATCTAGACCTATCCATCATTTTTGCTCAGTGGGTGCTTCGAAAACATTTAACACTAGGTTCGCTGGACAAATAGCTGGAACAAAAACAAATAAGAGTGGGTATGCAGAAGTTCGAATAAATCAAAGATCTTATGCAGTTCATCGTATTATCTTTTTTATGTTTAATGGCTATATGCCCAAGTGCATTGATCATATAAATATGGATAAGTGCGACAACAGAATAGAAAACTTGCGTCCAGCAACACTTAGTCAAAACGGAATTAATTCAAGAAACAGACGCAACAACACCTCTGGCTGTAAGGGTGTATCTTTTTGCAAATCAACTAAAAAATGGAAAGCATCAATAAAATGTCAAGGGAAAAATATAAATATTGGCTACTTTAATGATATTAAGGAAGCTGCGAAAGCCAGAAAGAAAACTGAAATAGAATTGTTCGGAGAATTTGCAACCAATACAGAGCAAGCATTCAAGGGGGAAGGATGAAATATTTAATTCCATTACTAATCATTTTACTAATAATAGCCTTTCTTTGGGATCGCCACTTCACAGAATTACGCCTTGAGAAGTGTGCTAAAACCAATACTCAAGTTGTCATGGTTTATGGTAAAGCTAGATCTTGCCCACAAGGAAACAGTAATGACTGAATGTAGCCATATCTATCAATATTGCTGGATCTATAAAGCTTATTTATGCATACATTGCGACAAGATGAGGATTGAAGAATGATTAAGCCGATAAATTTAGCTAGAAAGAAAGGATTTCACCATAAATTTGATTTCGCAATGTCAAGAATATGGTTAACAAAGGATTATCATGAAAAGGTTGGAAATTATGTATTAATTCACTTTATGGATCATAAAAAGATATTTGGTGTTGATTATATAGCTTGCGAAAATCAATCCGAATTAAATAAAGCAAAATCAGATATGCTCAATAAAGGATTTAAAATTGATTGGTGTGTATTTCAAGACGCTTTGGAGTTTGTAAATGAACATTGACGAGATTAAGAGAAATGCGCCTGATGGGGCTACTCATTATATGAGTAATAGATATACTGGAATTACTTACCTAAAGATTGGGGATAATATTACTGGTAATTATTTTGACTGCAAAGCTTGGGTTAAGAAAAAAGGGTGGTGCGGAGAGCTAACCATAAAAAAATGTTGGTTTTTTGGTACATATTATCTTGTGTGTTTTGATAGTGACCCATGGGCACAAACAGACGCAAACCCACTATAATATCAAGCCTCTTTAATGGGGCTTTTTTTATAACCATTACTTGCTATAATCAAGAAAATTGATATAGGTGAGTAAAATGCCTCTAATTAAAGGTAGCTCGCAGGATGTTATTCATCAAAACATTCGTGAGCTAATTGATTCAGGAAAACCGAAAGATCAAGCGATTGCCATAGCTTATAAAGAAGCTGGAGTGGCGAATGATACTGACTTTGACAAGTTGGAAGAATTGTTTGATCAATGGCTTGAAGAAGAAAAGAAAGAGCCAGAACATGCAATGGATAAATCGGCTCGCAGCTACGACCGCAATGGCCATCTAATTGTTGATAAAACCATTATCACAAAAGCTGCTGTAAATCCTTATCTTGGTTCATCAATTCCACGCTGGAAGGAATTAGGCTTAGATCCAAATAAAGAATACATGCTATTGCGTGATCCTGAAGAATTACGCAAGTCATTAGACACATTCAAAGGGTTGCAACTACTTAAGCGCCATATCCCTGTTGACGCATCTCAACCAGAAAAAGAGTCGACTATTGGCTCTATTGGCACAGACATAACAATGGATGACGAAGGGCGTGTCTGGTCATCATTGCGCGTATTTGATCAAGAAGGGATTGATTATATCGAAAGCAAGGCGTTGGGAGAATTAAGCGCTGGTTATGCTTATGATGCTGTCATGAAATCGGGTACTTTTAATGGTGTGCCTTATGATGGTATTATGACGAATATTCATGGTAATCACGTTGCTATCGTTGAACGTGGTAGGATTGGAAGTGACGCGATTATCGCAGATTCAATAGAGGGTCAATTAATGGCTAAAAATGTTGTTTTAAAAAAGGGCAGCCTTGCCAAATTGCGCGAGCAGTTAGGCATGGACTCTGCCGAAGATTTGAAAAAAGTTATTTTGGCGGTTCATGGTTCGCTTGCTCTTGATGAAGATGACAAGAAAGCCGAGGACGAGGATGACAAAAAAGCAGAAGATGAGGACGATGTAGAAATCGTTGAAGATTCTGATGATGATAAGGCCAAAGATGAAGACGATGGCGAAAAGGCAGACAAGGAACGTAAAGCGTTAGAAAAAACTGACAAAGACGACCGAGAAGCCAAGAAGGATGACAAAAAGGAAATGGCTCAAGATGCTGCTGAAATTCGTGGCTCTATCATGAATATATTTAAAGCTGGTCGCGAAGTTGAACCTTTAGTCGGTGTTATTGCTCTTGATGGCTTTAGCTCAGATCATGAAGTTTATGCTTATGCACTTAAACAAAAAGGTGTAGATACTACTGGTATTAATACTGCTGGATTGGCTGCTCTTGTTAAGTCGCACAAATCTCCAACAGTTGCGATGGATTCAGCGCCGAAAGGTAAAGTTGCTGAGAGCACATTAAACTCAATTAAACGTTTTGTTAAGTAAGGAGCTAACATGAGCTTTCAGAAAACAGTTAATTTAAACCCGCCAATTGGCGTTGTGGGCGCATTTGCCTCTATTGGTGTTTCGCATACCGCATTGGCTGGAGTTGAACAATTTATTGCTGGTACTGCTGGTGTGACTATTGCTCGTTTTGCTTGGTGTAATACGATTGATGGTACAGTTCAAAATGCTAAACCAGTCGACACAACTAATTGGGTTGTTGGTTTTATTGAGCGTGATACAAACATTGGTGTGATTACAGATTGGCAAGGTCAAGCGACAATGGTTGTACCTAAAGGTATGCCTATTAGTGCTTATGATCGCGGCGACTTCTTTGTTGTGGCAACTACAGTTGCAACTGTAGGTCAGAAGGTATTTGCTTCTGACACTGATGGCACAATCGCAACTGGTGCGGCTGGCGCAACTGTAGCTGGTCACACTGAAACCAATTTCACTGTTGCTAAATCTGGCGCGGTTGGCACTGTTCTTAAGATTACAGCGCAATAAGGAGAAATAAATGACTCAACAATATTCAAGCGCTGATATTCAGGCGATTAACTTGGCATTAGGGACAAACTTCCCGCTTGATGCTCAAACAATCGCTATGGACTCTTATGTGGCTGGTGCTGCTCAGACTGCACCTAACGCTGGTATTCCAGCAATGCTTACCACATTCTTATCGCCTAAGTGGATCGAGTTTTTAACCGCTCCAATGAATGCGGCAAAAGCATTTGACGAGAAACAATTTGGTGACCGTGTTACAACTAACATTGCAATCCCTACTTTCGAGCTTTACGGTGAAACGTCTAGTTATGGCGATTTTAACGATAACGGCATGTCAAATGACAACGAAAACTGGGAATATCGTCAACCGTATGCGTATCAAACTAATATCAAAATTGGTGAGATTGCAGAAGAGCGCGCGGCCGCTGCTCGTTTTAGTTTGGTTGAACGCCAAATCCAAGCGACCACACTTACATTAAATAAAACGCAAAACGCTATTTATTTATATGGTGTGCAAGGTCTTAAAAACTATGGCTTGTTGAATGATCCTGATTTGTTGCCTGATTCTGTGGGCGCAAACTGGGCAATTTTAGATTCATTGGGTTTATATAATGAAGTCCTTAAGTTGTTCACTCAACTGGTAACTCAGTCTAATGGTCTTGTTCAGGAAACTGACGCAATGACTTTGGTATTGTCGCCTAAGATGAATGCACGCTTACTTGCATCTAACCAATATGGCTTGAATGCAATGAAGTACATCAAGGATAACCTACCGAACCTTAAGATTGTTCCAATCCCTGAATACTCGACTGATGCTGGTGAGAAAGTTCAATTAGTGCTTGATTCATATATGGGTCAAGAAACGATTCACTTGGGCTTTGTTGATAAGTTGCGTACTCACAAGGTGGAAGTTAAAACTTCTGGATTCTTGCAAAAACGCTCTCAGTCAACTATCGGTGCGATCATCTACTATCCGATGCTTGTTGCTAATATGCTTGCATCTTATGATGAAACACCCTGATTAATACCAAGAAAGTGCTACCCTAGCGGTAGCATTTTTTTTGGGTTAAGATAGCATTATCAAACAAGAGGCTTAATCAATGGCAACTGTAATTATCGGATGCAAAACCCCTAACGGATTCTGGATGGAGCATGAAGGGGTAAAAGTTAAAATCAATGGAACTCAGTCTGAAGACGGATTTATCATGGTTGAGAAAGGTTTAACTGTTGGTATCACTTATGATGTGGATAAATCATTATGGGATGCGTGGCGTACTAAGTTTGCTAGTCACCCTTTATGTGCTGAGCAATTTGTTTTTGAAGCTAAGTCTGAATCTAGTGCAAAGGCACAAGCAAAAGAGACTAAAAGTGTAAAAACTGGTCTTGAGCAAAAAACCCCTGCTGAACTTGAAAAAGTAGCTGGCGCAAAGAAAGACCAAAGTGCCGATGAATAAGGACTAAATATGTCTAACGTTTTCGTTTTCGATCCTGCTGCGTTTAAGCTTGCATTTCCGCAATTCAATAGTTATTCAAACGAGCAGTTAACTTACTTTTTTGAATCTATCGAAGGCTTGCTTGATAATAGCGAAACTTCTTGCATTAGCTTGAAGAATCGTAAGCTATGGTATTGGCTATTGGTGGCTCATAAGGCTGAATTGCAAAACAGGATCAATGGCGGAAACACTGGACTTGTAGGGCGCATTTCATCAGCTACGGAAGGCTCCATATCTGTTAGCACTGACTACCCTATGGGTTCAGGTGCTATGGAACAATGGCTTAAATCTACGCCGTATGGTGCTGAATTCTATGCTAAGGCTGCTGCGTATCGTACAGCAACTTGGGTAGCTGCTACTGCCCCTATGCCAGTTAAACGCACTAAAGGACCTTATCCTTTTGGATGGGGTAATTATTAATTAATAGGTGTATTTATGAATATTGATAAAGTTGTTAGTTGCCTTAAAGAACTTGATGAATCCTGTGCAATCAAATTAAGTTCAGAAGTGGTTGGTAGTAGTGAAATCCACAACATTGAGGTTGGAAATTTTTCAGCCGAAATTCAAATAGAGGGCTGGTATGTTGCCATTCTTACACGAAATTACAAAGGATTTGCTAGTTTTGATTTTTCCGAAGGTGTAGCAGATTCAACAGGGTTTGTTTTAGAAAAAATATCAAATTCTATTAAGGAGAATAAAATTGATCTTGCTGCTTAAAGAAGGTTATGGTATTAGCTCAGAAGGCTGGGACGGTTAGTGTCAATAAAACGCACAGGCTCACTAGACCAAGCATTAAACCGCTTGATTTCTAGTAATGATCAGTATGTAAAGGCTGGTGTCTTAGAAGGGTCTAAATATCCAGACGGCACTAGCGTTGCTACTGTGGCTTATAAAAACGAATATGGGTTTAAGAACATTCCTAGTCGTCCATTTATGAGAACCACTGTAAGAGAGCAAAAGGATGCTTGGGTAGAGCTAACCAAAAAAGGTATTAAAGCTGGATACACACTAGAGCATACACTTAATTTGGTTGGGTTGAGTATGCAGAATGAGATTCAGTATTCTATTATGATATGGAGTGAGCCACCAAACGCACCAGCAACTATTGCAGCCAAAGGATTTGACGCGCCATTAAGGGATAGTTTGCTCATGCATGACAGCATTAAATACGAAGTTGTTGAGGGCAAACTATGAAAGTATCAATACAAGTAAACTCAGAAAAGCTTTACCAAAAAATCGAAAAAGCTATTGAATATTTCAAGGATGCAGAATCAAGACAATTGAACAATGTTGATCTTGGCAAATGTTCAGATGATTACATCAAGGCACTACTTATATTTGATCAAACACTCTTTACGACAAAGACAATAGAACCATGAAACATGTTGTATAATAGCCTCATCAAACGATGGGGATTTTTTATGTCACTTAAAGTCAGAGCTATTGCAAACAGTATTACAACGGCAGTAAATGAAAATGTTAATGCGACAATAAAAATATCGACTGGATATACAGTGTCGCCAGATGGAACACAGATTCCAAGTTATGAAGAGTTTGTAACGAAATTGCAGTTGCAATCTGTACCCTCTTCAGATTTGGAGCATTTTGGTTTTGCTAATCAGCAAAGTTTATATGTTTATGCATATGGAAATGAGTTTTTTGAAATCCTAGACAGAAAACAGGGTAAGGGCAATGCGCTTGTCGAAACCATAAAATATGCTGATAATAGTATTTATGTATGGCAAGTCATAAAAAATGCTGAACCATGGTTCGATTGGTCAAAAGCATTACTTCAACTTATTGAGAAAAAGCCAGTATGAACATACTAAGCACACTTTATGCAGATATGCGTCAATATCTGTTGAAAACCTTTAATCTGCCTGCAAATGATACAACGGTAATTAGGGGTTACAACAACCTAAATCCAATCCCTAAAAACGCCATTATCATGACTTTTATGCAAGGTCGTCATTTGGATCAAAAGTCAGTTAATTATGACGGTGGCAAGCAA